TATTAAGCGGAACACAAAGAAAAAATGACAACAAAACTGATTAAAATCACAACGCTAAAAGACTGCCAAGCGGGTTCAGTCGGCATTATGCTTGCTGGCGAAGATCACGATGTTCGTGAAGATGAGGCGAACAAGCTAATTGATCGCGGCTATGCGAAGCTATGGTCAGCTAAAAAGGCAAAGCCGGTTGAAGTGGACGCCGACTAATGGCTGTCGAAACCGCAGATGACCGCGCCATCTTCATTGGCGTGAATGATTTTGGGGTTGCGGCAACTTATAATGGCGGCACCATTAATGGCATCTTTGACAATGATTTTGTCGAGGTTGACGCTGGTGGGGGCGTTGGCTTTGCATTACAGCAACCGCGATTTGTTTGCCGCACCGCAGACGTATCAACCGCCGCTGAAGGCGACACTATCACAATTAGCGCGGTGGCCTACACGATGCGGATTGTGCAGGACGACGGGACTGGTATGACCACGCTGGTATTGGAGAAACAATAGATGGCGCACGTTCGGCAGCAAATCCGCGACCAGATCGTGACCGCATTAACGGGATTGACCACAACCGGCAGCAACGTATTTCGCAGCCGTATATTTCCGCTGGAACAGACAAAGCTTCCGGCACTTTGCATTTTTACCAAGAGCGAAGCGACCGAATTTGATACAATCACGCTGGCGCGTTCGGTAAATCGAGTTTTGGAAGTTGCTGTTGAAGCATATGTTATTGGCACAGCGAATTACGATAATGCGCTGGATGGAATTGCGGTTGAGGTTGAAGAAGCCATTGCCGCTGATGTAACCCTTGGTGGCTTGGCAAAAGATGCACAGGTTATCGGGTTTGAAGCTGACTATTCGGGTGATGGCGAACAGCCTGTGGCCGTTGGTCGGTTTACTCTTTCGGTGCAATATCGCACCAAAGAAAATGACGTTGAAACTGCCGTTTAGGAGATATAACGATGGCGACTTTTAAAGGAAACGATGGTGTCGTTCTAATCGGCACAGACGTAATGGCTGAAGTGATTAGCTTTTCGGTTGATGAAACTGCCGACACAATTGAAGACACAGCGATGGGCGACACTTCAAAGACATACAAAGCCAGCTTCACAGATTTTACCGCAACTGTTGAAACCTATTTTGACGATACCGACACAGCACAGCAAGCAGTAACGGCTGGCGATACTGTTGTTCTGAAATTGCAGATGGAAGGCAACACAACTGGCGACCACCAGCTAACCGGTTCAGCAATTGTCACAAGCCGGTCAATCGGTGTATCATCTGATGGCATTAACACCGCCACCTATTCGCTACAAGGCACTGGTGGTCTAACTGAAACTGTCGTTTAAAGGGGTAAATTATGGGCTTGGGAGAACAGATAGCCGCAAGGCGTAACCGCGACCGCAAGGTCATTCGGGTTGATGAGTGGGGCGAAGATGGTCAGCCTTTGGTTATCTATTCTGGCTCAATTACCGCTGGCGACATTGATAAGCTGCAAAGAAAGCACAAAGACTTTCTTAACAATATGACGATCAGCGGAATGGTTGATCTGATTATTACCAAAGCTGAAGATGCCGATGGCAAGCGATTGTTCACCATTGAGGACAAAATGTTTTTGATGGGTGATAGCGTGGCCTTGATTGCTGATATTGCTGGGCAGATGTTTGGTGATGTTGAAAACGTTGGGGATGCGGAAAAAAACTAAAGGGCGACCCGTTGAGGCTAAATATGCTGGCCTTGGCGGATCGCCTTCACAAGACACAGCCAGAGATTGAAGAACTAACTCTGACAGAGCTAAACGAATGGTTCGCATATTTTAAGGTAATCGAAGATGGCAGCAAAAAATAACTTACCAATCACGATCACTGCCGTTGACAGAACTAAAAAAGCGTTTAGCAGCGTTACCAAAAGCCTTAATTTTGTTCGGCGTTCTTTGCTTAATTTTAAAACGGCTATTGTTGGCGTTGCTGGTGCGGCTGGATTAGGTTTATTAATTAAGTCGTCACTTGACAGCATCGACACGCTAGGCAAGACCGCGCAAAAGCTAGGCGTTACCAGTCAAGCATTACAAAAGCTGCGATATGCGTCTAATTTGGCTGGCATTGAAACGCGCACAGTCGATCTGGCTGTGCAGCGGTTTACGCGGCGTTTGTCTGAAGCTGCAAACGGCACTGGCGAAGCTAAAGATGCTTTGAAAGAACTTGGCTTGAACGCCAAAGAACTAGCCAAACAACCACTTGATAAACAAATGCTTGCGCTTGCTGATGCGTTTGCAAATGTTGATGATGCAGGTACACAAGTACGGTTAGGTTTTAAGCTGTTTGACAGTGAAGCCGTAGGAATGATTAACACTTTAAAGGGCGGCAGCGCAGCCCTGCAAGAGATGTTCCAAGAGGCCGAAGGGCTTGGCTTTGTTCTTTCATCAAGTGCTGTTGCTGGCGTTGAACAAGCAAATGATGCGGTGATGAAATTGTCATCAATGCTTGGCGGTGTCCGCGATCAAATTGTTGCTGGCCTAGCACCAGCTTTAACTTTTATAGCTGATATAATTAGAAAAAAACTTGTTGACGCAATTCAAGGTGAGGATGGATTAGGTAATATTGAAGATTTTGCACGCAAAGTTGCTTTGTCTGCAATTGACTTAATGGAAAAAACAACATTAGGTGCGGTGCGATTTGCCAACACTATAATCCGCAGCATTAACAATGTTATTTTGTCTGCGCGAGTTATGGCATCGATATTCCGCGCTGATATTGGTAAAAGTTTAAAAGATTTTAAAAAAATTAGTGAGCAATTAGGTGCGACTTTGTTTAATGATCTGCGTGCTGCAATATTAGCCGCAGATGATGTGACTAAAAAATATAACAATACAAATAACGATGGCGTTGCAAAAGTTAAAACTTATGCGGACGCTTTAAAAGATTTAAAAGAAGCCGCCGAAAAAGTCGGTGAAGGTATGGGCAATGTTGCCGTGCGCGGTATTAAGTCGCTTGAGGATGCCTTAGTTGATTTCTCAATGGGTGCAGCTAGTGCAAAAGATGCCTTTAAAAATATGGCAAAATCTATTATTAGCGATTTGATCCGAATGCAAATTCAACAAAATATTACAAAACCGCTTTCTGGTATGCTTTCCGGTATGTTTAGCGAATCGGCGGGTGGCGGCACATCTGCACAAGCAAAAGCTATCGGCGGTTCTGTTCGCGCTAATTCGCCATATATGGTTGGTGAACGCGGCAGAGAATTGTTTGTGCCGAACAGCAGCGGGTCTATAGTGCCAAACAACAAGCTGGGCGGCGGTGGTGTAACCGTCAATCAGACCATAAACCTATCGGCTGGAGTGTCGCAAACAGTACGCGCTGAAGTTATGCAAATGATGCCCGCTATACAAGAAGCGTCAAAAGCTGCGGTGCTGGACGCAAGGCGGCGCGGCGGTTCATTCAGTGCGGCATTCGGGTGATTTAAATGACAATATCATATCCCTTAACACTACCAACGCAGACCGGCATCGCCAGCGTAAATTTGCACGCGATCAACAGCGTTGCAATTTCATCCAGCCCGTTCACTTACAAACAGCAAGTGGTGGCGCACACGGGTCAACGCTGGGAAGCTGAAGTTAGCTTGCCGCCAATGAAGCGAGATGATGCCGAAGTTTGGATTGCTTTTTTGCTATCGCTAAAAGGTATGCGCGGCACGTTCTTAATGGGCGATCCTAATTGTGCAACGGCACGCGGCAGCGCGTCGTCAACGGCTGGCACGCCAGTCGTGTTTGGTGCTGACCAGACCGGCGAAACGTTAGCCATTGATGGTTTACCTGTAAGTGAAACCGGCTATTTGCTTGCCGGTGATTATATTCAGCTTGGCGGCGGGTCAACAGCAACTTTGCACAAAGTTTTAACTGACGTTGATACGAACTCTGGCGGCACCGCAACGCTAGATATTTGGCCTAGTATCCGCACCGCACCGGCTGACAACAGCACTGTCGTGGTGGCTAATGCTGTTGGCAATTTCCGGCTGTCCACAAATCAATCAGATTGGTCGATTAACAACGCTTCTTTCTATGGCATCACATTCCCAGCCATTGAGGTTGTCGTTTAATGAGCCGCGATCTCACCCAGAGCATCATTGACAATTTAGATGCGACAGAGATCAGACCCTTTTTTGCTGTCGAATTATATTTCGACACGCAAACTTTACGAATGTGGACTGGTCTTGGTGATTTTGTTTTTAGTGGGGAAACATATATTGGGACTGGTCAATTTCTTGAGATTAGCGAGCTTCAAGAAACTGCCGAAATTTCAGCTAAAGGCGCAACCATT